TGCGCTTTGCCTTGTCGCGCTTTGCGATAGCCTTGTCTTGGCCTTTTTTCAGCACGGCTGGGTCAAAGTCATCAACCCACAGTTTCTGAAAGACCTTGCGGTTTGCCAATTCCTCTGGCTGCAACACAGTCCAGCGGATGCTGATGTACTTGTCGCCATCGTCGTTTCGATCCCACTTGGCTTCATCAATTGCCGCAAGAACCTGCGTCCCCTCTGGGATCACCTCGATCTTGCCGCCGCCAGCGTCAAAGTTGTCAGTTGCCTCGACATCATTGCCGTCTGATAGTTTCCAGAAATCGCTCATTTCACTTCATCCTTTTTTGGTTTTGTTGGTGTGGGCAGGTAGGCCGCAAACGGGTTTACGCCGACTTCAAGAGTGATCGGCTCAGTGATCCCGAAGCGGTTTTTCGAGACGTTGGCTGCCATCGCGTGGCATACCATCTGGCGGGTGCCGTCAGAGTGGGCTTTCTTCACCTCGCCATCGCCCACAACGTAGGTTTCAAGGCGAATGAAGCCGATGGCATCCACATTGTCGATGTACGGCAGCGTGGACTTCTCGTTCATCCGCATGGCATATTTGGTGTACGCATTCGCGTCTGGCGGCTCGATGCGAACCGTCTCGGCATGCGCCACGAACACCACGTTCATGCCGCGATCCATCAGCATGCCCGCAGCGTTGCGGACACGGCGGTGAAGGCTTGCGATCATATCGCGGCCAGCGCCGTACCCACCGTGGGCCTGATTGAGGCTTTTTGGTTTTTTGGGGTCGGAATCAAGGACATGATCGGTGAAGATTGTGTCTAGAGTGGTAATAGTGTCGATCACCAGAGTCTGATAATCGTGTTCATCACGGATAAGAGCCGTCAGTTGCCCCCACAAGTCTTCAACCGACTTTATGATGGGTAGGGCTGATGGCATTTTGTCGCCAACGAAGAATTTGCCCAGCTCACCCTCTGATAGGGATCGCATTCCATCTTCAGAACGAATGAAAATTGGCTTGGGGAACGAGGCGGCAAGGCTGGTCTTACCGAGGCCCGCATCACCGAGGATGGTGATAGCAACTGGGCGATTTTGCGGTTTTCCCGCAGTAGCAAGAATACTCATCTTTACTCCTTTTCTTCTTCTCTACGGGCTTGACCATATGAGCCTAATGTGGATATGTCAACACACACGAAACAGACTTGAATGGAAAAAAATATGGAAAGCGATGAAGATTTGCTTGATCGGGTCAAAAAAGCGTTAGTTGGCAGATACTTAACATTCGTGTCCCAACAGACTGGCCTGCACTACAACACCATCTGGAAGATCGCCAACGGCAAGACCACACCGAGCCGAGATACACTTGATCGGCTCTCCTCGCACCTATTTGGATGACATATGGAATACCGTAATTTCTGGGAGGCTGGATACAGTGTATTCGGCCTGTATGGCCGTGGCCCCGATGGCAACTGCGAATGCGGGAACCCAAACTGCCCCGACAAGAGCCTATTTAAGCACCCACGGGTGAGCAACTGGCAGCACACGCCATGCTGGTCGGAGGAGCAGTTTGAGACGATGGAGCTTATGGGCCACTTCAAGACAGGCTGGGGCTTGGTCTTGGGTTCAAAAAACTTGCTGGGTGTTGATGTGGATGCCCGCAACGGCGGCCTTGAGGGGTATGCCGAACTGGTCAAGGATCACCCAGCCATTGCTGGCGCTGGTATGATCATCAACACAGGCTCTGGAAACGGGTCAAAGCACTTGCTCTTCAAGGTTCCAGAGGGTGTGTCCCTCGTGTCCAAGCTCAAGAAGTACAAGGGCATCGACTTCAAATCTGGTGCGTCCTTTATTGTCGGCGCTGGCTCCATGCATGCCAGTGGCAACCGATACGAGGTCGCGCTTGGGTCTGTTGATGACATAGATGACTGCCCAGAGAGCCTGCTGAATGAGCTTCGAGTGCCAGAGAAACACCGCGCGGACGTGAATGGCATCGACATCGACGTGTCCCACCAAGACTTGGCCGACATGCTGGATGCCGTAAACCTCTACGACGACTACGAGGTCTGGGTGAAGATCGGCATGGCCGTACACCATGCGTCTGGCGGGTCAGCATTTGACGTGTGGGACAGGTGGAGCCAGAAGAGTGCAAAGTACGATTCAGGCGAGATGGACAAAAAGTGGCACTCGTTTGGCCGCTCCGCAAACCCCGTCACGCTCGCCACCCTCGTACACTACGCCGAAGAGGGTGGGTGGGTCAGGCCTGTCACGTTCACGCCGACTGTCGAATTTTCGGACTCGCCCGAAGACAGCGCGCCAATCGCGGACATCGACACCAGTAGCATCGACTTGCTGCGGCCCCCAGGTCTGGTTGGGCAGATGGCCGAGTGGATCGAGAGCAGGCCAATGCGTAAGCGGGAGAGGCTGTCAGTCATGGCTGCCATCTTTGCCCTCGGCAACATCTGCAACAGCCGATACACCGATGACATCACTCGCGTGAACTCAAACATCTTCGTGTTCAACGTGGCAGGCTCTGGCACTGGCAAGGAGGCCATTCAGGATGCGGTGAAGGAAATTCACAAGGCATGCGGCCTGTCGGTGGCCACGCACGGCTCGATCAAGTCCGAGCAGGAGATCGTCCGAAACCTCGTCCGAAACCAGCCCAGCTTCTACCTGATTGACGAGATCGGTTTCTTCCTGAACAAGGTCAAGAACGCGCAGGAGAAGGGCGGCGCGCAGTACCTTGAGGGCGTGTTCGGGACGCTGATGTCGGTGTACTCAAAGGCCAACGGCTTCTACCTGCTGAGTGGTGACATGGGTGACGAGGTGAAGGCCCTTATGCGCAAGGAGATGATCCAGCTTGAGAAGGTGCTTGAGGAGAGCGGGCCGAAGCCGTTTATCGAGCGCCGCATCAAGAGCCTGACACACCAGCTTGAGAACATTGATCAGGGCATCGAGCGGCCATTTGTGTCCATGTCTGGCTTCACCACCAACGCCAACTTTGACAAGCTGGTGACCCTTGAGACGGCCACAAACGGCTTCATCGCGCGGGCAATCCTATGCACCGAGCGTGACACTGCGCCACCCACCAAGCAGGACTGGCAGCACCTTGAACTGCCAGAGAAAATGAAAAACACGCTTCAGCAGATAGCCAGCGGGGGCAGCTTCGACATGATGGATGGCGCAGGCTCTCGGATCGAATATTACGGCCCAAAAATCATCATCCCCACCGCATCAGATGCCAAGAAATTGCTCAATCAGGTGGGCCTCGTGTTCGACATGATGGCGGAGCAGAACAAGTCATCGCACGGCCTTGAGGCGCTGTTTCTGCGGGGCAGGGAGCAAGTGTCGAAGGTGTCTTTCATCCTGTCGATCCCAGAGGGTCTGCGCACCGAACACCACATCCGCTGGGCCTACGCCTTGGTCAAGCGGGACATCATCGAGAAGATGCGCCTTGTGGTGTCCAACGACCGCGCTAAGGACTCCCCGATGGAAGCCCTGCGCGCAAAGATCGCCAATATCATCTCTGGGGACGAGGGCGAGACGCTGGGCGTGATCGCCAACAAGTGCAGGCCAATCAAGAAGGCTGAGGTGGAGGCGTGTCTGCAAAAGATGGTGGACGATGGTCAGGCGAGCGTCGAGGAGTCGATCCACAAATTCACGAAGAAAATGGTGAAACGGTATATTGAAAATAGACGTTGACGGGGCAGTTGCCACAGTATAGAGGTTTCACAGAGGCACAGGGCCTCGCCAAATGGAGATTAAAATGAACGCCGCTGAAATCCACACCGCACTGAAAGCCATTGAGGCCACCATCTCTGAAAAGGGGTATTACGCTCCGTGCGTTTCCTTCAAGGTAAACTGGTTGGTCTACGACCTGACCATAGACCTTGAGTACAGGTCATCGTCGTGGGCAAATACCAAGTCGGAATTTATCCATGCAGGCATTGAGGATGGTATTGAGGGCATTATCGCCAAGGCCGTAAAGCATGTCTCTGAAATTGCATCCATTGAGGAGCAGAAGAAAAAAGACTTCATCGCCGCGATGGGCCGACTGATCGACCAAGGCCGCGAGATCGGCATGGAGGTCGAGTACATGAACCCGCTCACAGAAATGATGGGCAAGCTCTCCACCAACATCATCACCAAGGAGTAATTGAAGATGGAAAAGTTTATGGAACTCGTAAAGGCGGCCCTTCAGGGGGCCGCATCAAACACAAACCTGACCCCAGAGGAGTTGGCTAGTCGGGCCATCGCCATTGCCTTGGAGGTCGGCAATCAGATGGCTGATTACGAAAATGAAGCCGAGTGATGTGCGCGCTGCGCGGGAGGCTCTGGGCCTCACGCTGTCAGAATTTGGTAAAATGCTCGACACGGACAAAAGCACAACGCGCAAGATGGAGTTGCTGGAAAGCAGTTCACAGTATCGAACACCAGCGCCCAGAATGATCAGGTTGATCGTGGCATACCTGAACGGATACAGGCCAAGCGACTGGCCAAAGTGAAGAAAGGGGGCTTGCGCCCCCTTTTTTATTTACCCCCAGCCATGGCTGTTGTCACGCCCGTAACCTTCAAGTTCCTGCTCCATCCGTATCCCCTCTTTGATCTTCAGGACGGTCGGCAGGTGGTGCTTGGTGATGCGGGAGATGATCTCCAACTCCTCTGGGGTTACCCACCAACGGGGCAGGGGGACGTAACCCATTTCGCGCAACTTTTTCCCCACGGGGCTGAATGGCTTGTGGTCAGCGGTCATTTTCTTTCTCCCACGGCGCGCGCGCAAGCGTGACAGGCACCGTGCGCAGTTCTAGGGTATGCGTGGACATCACTGGCACGTTGACCGTCCTGCGCGGCCCGCTGATGGCCCCCCTGATGGCATACATGCTGGCCTTGTCGCTCGCCACCTTGCCCTCTGGCATCTTTTGCTTACTGACCCTCATTTTGCATCTCCTCATTGTAAGCGTCATTTAGAATGGCGACGACCATTTCCTGCATGGTGGAACCGTCTGGAGTTTGGGATTTCAGCCACTTCCTGATGCGCGGCGGGACAAAGCCCAATTGCTCGAACTCCACGTTTATGCCCAGACTTCGGGCGTACTTTATGCTGTTGTGGACACTGTGTAAATTTACCCCAAGGTGTTCCGCGATGGCCTTGCGGGGATACCCCTGACGAACCATATCCACCACGATCTGATATTTTGTTTTTTTCATAATAAATCCTTTGCTGGTGACCCCGCACATGGCGGGGCCAGACAGTTTACTGCCCCAAGTTCATGAATGGAACGGCACCATTTGGCACCATGGTGGTGGGCAGAGCGCCGTTCCACTTCTCGGCTTGGGTGAGGGCAATCAGGCCAGCATTCTCGCGCAGCGCCTCGCCCTTGGCTTTGATGGCGGCGGCTTCGGCCTCACCCTGAATGCGGGTCGCCTCGGCGGCAGCCTTGGCCTCGGCCAGCTTGGAGTCGGCACTTGCCTGCGCCTTGATCACCGTGATTTCAGCCGTGATCTTTTCGCGCTCGGCGTTTTGCTTGACCTTTTGAACCTCGACCTCGGCCAGCATACGATCCTCAATGGAACCCTCGTATGCGTCAGAGAAGTCGATGTTTTCAAGTTGCAGGCTGTCGATGATAATCGGGCCTTTCACAATGGATTGCAGAACGTCAAGCATCTCTGCCGCCATGCGTGGGCGATCCTGAATTGCTGTGACGGCGTTGTAGCGGCCAAAGACACCCTTCACCGCAGCAGGCAACTGGCGATCCAACAGGCGGGAGACAATGCCGTCTTGGCCCCCGTATTCTGCGTAGATTGTTGCAACCTGATCTGCGGGCAGGCGGTAGCTGACCGAAATTCTCAGGGCTGCGGTCTGCTGGTCTTTGGAGTACGACATCACATCTTCATATTGCCGTGCCTGATTTTGGATGCTGATGCGGCTGACCCCGTCAATGAACGGGATTTTGAACCCCAGTCCCGCATCTGCGACCCCGATGACCGCCCCGTTGCGCAGCAGAACGCCACGCTCGCCTTGGTCGATGGTGTACCATGACAGCCATGTCGTTGTGAGCGCCAGTACGGCAATTGCAGACACTTTCAATGCTTTAAATTCATTCATTTTTCAGTTCCTCATAATTAGCGTGATACCGTCACGCGCGGATTTTTTGGCCTGCGCCGAGGGACTCGAACCCCCAACCTAAGAAATAGAAGTTCCTTGCTCTGTCCAGTTGAGCTAGGCGCAGTCTTTGTGTCACTCTGGCCGCAACTTCGGGAACGGCGACACGCTGGGTGCGCCCGTACCTTGGCAGTGTACGCCGATAACGTCCAGCCCCTGCGCCTCGAACACGTCACGCATGGTGTTGATCTGCGCGCTGCACTCGGCGTAGGACGGGAACATCAGCGCCGCTGTCGGTGGATGCGCCTCAAGCGTCCCGCCCAGTGAGAGGGCCATGATTGTCCATGTGGGTATCATTTTGTTTTCTACAAATTAGCTAAAGCGTGGCTTTTTTTCCATGCGTGAGTGTAGTCACCCTCGACCCAAGTGCCGTCACAGCCCTCTGCAAAACCCTCGCAGAACGCATCTTCGACAGCCTTGGCGAGTTTGGCCTCATTGGCCTGTATATGGTCGGCCATGGCCTGCGCGATCTTGAGCATTGAACCAACGCGCTGCATCTCCATAAAATCAAGATCGCGCAAGCAAGAACACCCGCCGTTTGTGTGCATCCCCGTGGTCTTTTCAATTACGCAGTACCCATCGCTGCATCCGCCACCAAGGGCGGCCTGCATGTCACGATATTGCTTTATCAAATCATCAATCATTTTGTTCTATCCAATTCTGCCATTAGGGCTTGCCCACGGGCCAAAGCGTCAAGCCAATTGCCAGCGTGATCTTCATTTGAGGTGAAGAGAATTTCACGCAGCACGTCCGTGGCCTTGGCCAGCTTGGCGTTGAGGGCTTCAATGCGTTCGGCGGCGGTGTGGCATTCTGGGTGGTGCCAATCCCGCAGCCACTTGATAAGTTCTTCATCAGTCATTTCACTTCTCCTTCTTTTACCCTGTAGACCTTAGAAAGTACGAAGCTGCGGGCGTTTATGCCAACCCACTCTCCATCCATTTCATACATGATAATCTTGTGGCCAGCGTCACGCATGACGCGAAACTCCTCCTGCATCTTGGGTGACAACAGGCCAAACGGGGTGACGTTGTTGTAGACGCTGCGTGTCATTTCACCACCTTGTCCGCTACGGCACCAATCAAGAATACAATTGTCCACAGCAAATAGATAATTTTGTCTTGCTTGTCCTTTGCCCGTACGCCCTGAAAGACAGCGCCCGTTATGAGTATAAACGAGATGACTGACATCACCTGATCAATGTAATACATCATGCCAATGCCCTCACGATGGCAAGAAACAGCGCGTCTTTCTTGCGCTGGAACTCTGGCAACTCCGCATATGGCACCATGCAGGGGTGCGTCTTGGCCACGGGGTCTTTGACCTCGCCGTACACCCAGCCATCCGCGATCTTCTGGGCCATCCAGTTGTTGTGCATATCCTCTGGCGTGGCATCTGGGTATTTGAAGGCATGTTCAACGCCGTTGATTGCGCTGTCGACTTGCCACTGCGGGGCGCTGCCCCAACTTGGTTGGCTAAAGTCTCCGTGCGTGACGCACCACGCGCGGTTGGCCTCGTGGCATATGATTGCGATGTGAATTATACTGGTCATTTCATTCTCCGTAAAATTGATGCGGCTTCCATCATCCCCGCCGCTTCTAAGGCGAGGATGCATTCGACGTTTGGCATCACCACCTTGGCGAAGCCACGGTCAGACAAGAGGTCAACATCGGCTGACAGCTTGGTGACTTTCTTCTCGACCTCACGAATGAAGTCGTTTTGGTTTTCGATGTGCGCCAGCGCAAGCAGCGACAGCGGTGAGCCGTGGGCAAGCAGAGACTTCTCAAGATCGCTCTTCATTTCATTGCCTCTTCCCAGTCGCACTTCCCCGTGTCGCGCAGGATTTCGACCGCCTTGGCAGCCTGCTGTGGTGTGGCTGACCATGCTTCTGAATACTCTTCTGAAGGGTAGCACAGTTTGTAAATCTCACTCAGGGATGTGCCTTCGGGGGATATAGACCTGACCGCATACTCAACTTCCAAGTCGCGGGTGTCTTTGTTTCTGTACTGCACCCAGCCCCCGATGCAGCATGCGGAGCCGCAGGGGTGGGAAGAGATATGGCGGTTGTCATACATGTATTGCATGTCAAAGCCCATCTTACGGCGGGGGCTGTTGTCGTCCAAGCCGCGCAGCAAGTTGGCCAGATCGGTAAGGTTCTTCAGTTTCATGCTTTCACCTCCGCCATCGCGCGATCCCAGTCGCATTTTCCAGTGTCTCGCAGGATTTCAACTGCGCGAGCCGCCTGTTGTGGGGTGGCATCCCATGCGGGGGATTTGAGCCGTGGAAAGCACAGCATCTCAACCTCATCATAGGCCAAATATGGCGCGAGAGTTTTAACTGCCTGTTCCAGTGTCATTTCGCGGGTGTTTGGGTTGGAATGTTGCACCCATCCCCCAATGCAGCAGGCTGACCCGCATGGGTGATTGGAGGCAATCATGCTCCACCAGTCGAGACGCATATCAAATCCGATGCCTCCCTCTGGATTGGTGTTGTCCAAGCCGCGCAGCAAGTCGGCCAGTTCTGTAAGGTTCTTCAGTTCCATATTTTCCTCATAATTATGTTGTCTGTGTCACATTGGTACAACCACAAAATAATGAAGTCAATAGTGAAAATAGTTGTTGACCAGTACGAAGTACGATGTTAATCAGTTCACATGAGGCACGGTGCCTCGCCAACCAGATGGAGATTATGATGACAATTACCCTAGCAGACCGTTACGCCGCCGCCAAGAATGCCGCCGATGCGGCAAACAAGGCGCTGGATGCGCTTAAGGCCGAGATTAAGGCCATGGGCGTGGAAACCCTCGTGGGAGTTACCTGCGACCTTAAATTGTGCCTGTCCGAGCAAATGCGCTTGGATCAGTCCATGCTCGGCAACTTCCTGACCGAGCAGGAGATCGAGTTCTGCAAGAAACCCGTGCTGGTCGAAACGATCCGCATCAAAGCAAAGGGGCTGGTCGCTTAGACCAGTCTACCACCACCAACGATAGGAGGCTGACATGACCAAATGCACATGCAGAGACGGGTTCGTCACAATGACATGTGGCCACTGCTGCGCGAACAAAAAACCGTATTTTTAGACAACAGATGGCGGTCAGCGCATTTACATGAGCGACAAGGACGCGAGCGCACTTGTCAACAGCGGAGGAGAAAATGGACACATACCCACCCCCACACATGCAAGAGTGGCGCAATAAGTTACTCCCAGATCAGGGCCACCTAGAGCCAAAGGCTGGATGGTGGCTCCAACTTTACAGCCCGCTGATGGGCCGTTGGAACAACATTGAATATTTAGGAGAAAATGAAAGTGACCTTCAACAAAGACCACGCCGAGAGGGTGGCGCGACTTCTTTTCCCACTTGACGCGCCTGAAATGTGGCGCTGCGCGACAGAAAATTGCACCGCATGCGAAGCCATGGCTGCCGATTGGCAAGAAAAAATCAACACCGTGCTTAACGCACTCAAAACTTTGGAGAATTGATATGGGACTTGATATGTATTTGACGGCAGAAAAGTATTTCCCGCCATACAACGATGGGCCGAAGCCACGGGTTGGCGGCATCCCCAAGGGGTTTGTGGTCACGACCGTCTGCGTCCGCGCCGCATACTGGCGCAAAGCAAACCAAATCCATGCGTGGTTCGTGCGGGAAATTCAAAACGGCGTGGATGAATGCCGAGAGCATCATGTGCCGCACGATAAGCTCAAGGAACTCGTCGAGCTGTGCAAGACGGTTATCGCTGAACCCGAAAAAGCGCCCGAACTTCTGCCCACCAAGAGCGGGTTTTTCTTTGGCGATACGGAATATGGCGAATATTATTTTGAAGACCTGAAAAACACCGTCGAGCAGCTTGAGAAGGTTCTGTCGGGGTTTGACGAGAAGGTTTGGGACTTGAATTACCGATCCTCTTGGTAGTGAAAATAGTTCTTGACCCCTGTGCATCGTACGATGTATCAGGGGTCAGGAGGAAACAACATGTATATATATCAATCGATCACGGGACACTGGGAACTGGACTTCCTGACCAGTCAGGGAAAAAACAGCGCGCTGCGTGACGCGGCGGAGAAGGTCACGGGGCAGCGGTATATCCTGCCGTCCTATGACACCAAGGATGCAGCCGAGGCCGCTATGGCCGAAATTTATAGGATTTATCAGCAATGAACAATTACAAGACACCATCGGCCGAAACATATGCGGGTCTGGAGCAGGCATTTGATTATTTCAACGAGGCGCTGTTCGAGAACCGCCTGCCGCCCGTGATGTTCACCCTCACCCGCAAGCGCGGCGCGCACGGGTACTTCCATGCGGAGCAGTTTGCCCACCGCGATGGCGATAAGACCCACGAGATCGCCCTGAACCCCAACTCGATGGATCGGGAGATCGGGGCGGTGCTGTCCACACTGGTGCATGAGATGACGCACTTGGAGCAGCAAGAGTTCGGAAAGCCATCCAAGAACGGTCACCACAACATGGAGTGGGCAAACCTGATGCTGCGCGTGGGCCTCACGCCCACAGACACGGGCAACGAGGGCGGTAAGATGACTGGCCGCAAGGTTACCCACATGATCGACCCTGACGGCCCCTTTGCGGCTGCTCTGGCCGACCTGATGCCGTTTGACATCCCCTACTTTACCCAGCCCATCGCAAAGGCTGAGAAGAAAAAGGACACGTCCAAGGTCAAGCATAGCTGCCCTACATGTGACGCAAAGGCGTGGGCCAAGGCAGGCTCGCGGCTGGTCTGCGGCGACTGTGACGAGGAACTGATTGGGGAGGAGGTGTGATGGAATATCACGCATACACGACCCTAAACGAAATCCGCGAACTTTCGCCGTGCCGTAAAAGGTGGGAAAAACTTCTTTCGCACTTGGGCAAAACTCAGGCCGACGACGAGCCTTTGCACCTTGTAACCATTTTGGAAAGCAACGGCATCAGTGATGCGGTGTGGTGCTTAGATGCAAAATCTCTTGAGCGGCTTTCACGGCATTTTAAAGCGTGGTGCTGCGAACAAATTCTTCATAATTTTGAAGCTGTACACCCTGATGACTTTCGGGTGCGCAACCAAATCTCCATGCTGCGCAATGATGATGCCATGCCAGCACTGCGCACAGTTGCGCAGGAAGGCGCACGTTTAGCCTTGCGGAAAGCCAAGAAGGCATCCGCACAGCGCGCTGCACGGGCAGCCGCATGCAAAGACGCATGGTTGGCTGCATGGGAAGTCGCATGGGATTATGGACGGGATGCCCAAGAAAAACAATTGCGGCTGATGATTGGGGAGGATGTGTGATGGCCAGCGATCTGCGGCACAAGACCCCCGAACAGCTTCGTGCGGAGATCGTCTATCAGGAGGAGAGGCTGAAGGAGTACGACAGAAACATACCTGAGTGGTTGACGCTCATCGATAGCCTGCGCGCCCGACTGGATGATGCGGAGAAGGCTGTCGGTGTCTTGCGCCAGAAACGCAACAACCACCACCAGCGCATGGTCTGGGCCAAGAATCACCTCTTGATGAAGGAACCCCTGTGATGCCGCCTGATCTGGTGGCGTTTATGCGGTGGATCGGGCTGCTGGAGACAGCGGCCCCGTCTGCGCCCCAAGCCCGCACAAATGGTGTATGGTACCCCGATGGGGACGTTCCATTTTAGTTGATAGCGGTCTGGTTAGAGGTGGGTAGTTAGCAACTTTTTGGCCTGTAAGATATTGAAATGAAACGATATTTTGACTCGTTCGTAGTTCGTAGAGTGGTTAGTAGGATAGAGACACATATAGACATACATATCCAGGGACATTTTTAGGGACAAAAAGGTACCCCCCTCCAGGGACAAAAAGAGAGATAAAGAAATATATATATATATATACTATATACTATATATATATATACTATGTATATTTCTCTTATTTATCAATGAGTTAGGTTAGAATTGTTCTTAGTTTCAGTCTCGCTATCGTTACGCTACGAACTTTTTGCTTGCATGCCACGATGGGTATGTTAAGCAGTTCACATCGGGGCATTGAGCCTCGCTCAACACTGGAGATGATTATGGATAACCTGACCGCGATTTTGATTTGTGATGGATCACAGGATGCGACCGAGGATGAGGTGGTCGCAGCATGGCAGCACCTGATCGACACGGGACTGGTGTGGCAGTTGCAGGGGTTCTACGGGCGCATGGCCCGCGAACTGATCGAGCATGGCGTTTGCACGGCGGTGGCGGCATGAAGTACGCAAATCACATTGCATATACGGACGTTCACCCGTTTGAGGTGCTGCGCATTGTCAACTCGACGACACTGGAAATTCGTTCGATGTCAGCCGTAGAGCAGCCTTGGGAGCGTAAATTTCTGGCGGGCGGGTTCCTTGGCCACATGGAAAATCAAAAAGATCAAGTGTGGGACATCCAGCCAGACAAGGATGGCGATGTCCTGCGCATCCGCCAGCACAAGGACGACAAGTGGTATGACCGAGATGGCGCGCGGTATTCTTTGGCCAACCAGCCTCGTCGGTTCCACGATTACAACTTTTGATGGGAGAATATGATGGAGAAGAATATCAACGTTTCGGCATTCCCAACGATAGAGATTGTTGAAATATCTGTGGCAACTTCGTTTGATCCTTACTCGATTGAAATTGACATCACGTCCAAGGGGCAGATGGTCAAGCTGATTTCGGACTTGAAACACTGCGCGGCGCAATTGGGGTGGGAGGTGTGATCAGGCGGGTCACACGGGCGGAGTGCGAGCGGCTGGTGGTGGGGGTGCATTATGCCCACCGCTGGCCCTCGATAAGCCACGCCTTCGGCCTGTTCAGGGGTGGGGAGATGGTTGGGTGCGTGACGTATGGCACACCCGCCAGCAGCCCCCTGCGGATAGGCATAGCGGGCGCGGAGTTCGCGGGGTCGGTGCTTGAGTTGAACAGACTGGTGCTGGATCACAACATCAAGAACGATGCGTCAATGCTCGTGGCAGCCAGCCTGCGGATGCTGGGTGGTGACCATATCGTGATCTCGTTTGCTGACACCGAGCAGGGCCACCGTGGTGTGGTGTATCAGGCATGCAGCTTCACCTACCACGGCCTGTCAGCCAAGCGCACAAACTGGAAGGTTCGCGGGATGGAGCATCTGCATGGCATTACCATCGCAGATCAGTTCAGGGGCGTGGAGAACCGCGCGCAGGCGATGCGTGACAAGTACGGCGATGATTTCTATCTGGAGCCTCGGCCACGCAAGCATCGGTACATAAAGATCATCGGGTCGCGGGGCTTCAGGGCCAAGGCGGCGCGGGCGATAAAGTACGGCCAGATGCCGTACCCATGAAAGGGCGGGAGAAGAATGGTAAATGTTAAACTGACCAAGGCTGAGATGTCATCGTGCGATCAGGGCGCGGCACTGCGGTGGCAGATGGCTCGATCCAGTGGAGTGTCTGACCAGCAAAAGGCCCCGCAGGACAACATTGACCTCTTGGGCATCAAGGCTGAGTTGGCTGTCTCAAAGGTTCTGCAACTGCCGTACAGCCCAGCCGTGCTGGGCATCGACAACGGCGCAGACATGTGGGCGGGAGATTGGAGCATTGACGTTAAGGCTTCATTTCACGAGCGCGGCAGGCTCTTGTTCAAATCAAAGGAGTCTTTCCGAGCAGACATGTCTGTCCTTGTGACCGCCACAGATGAGCCGTCCGTGATGTTTATCGAGGGCGGCATTAGCCAAAAGAGGTTTATGGCAGAGGCCAAGGTTGTGAATCTCGGCCATGGCAATTGCTGGATTGTGGAGAGGCATGAATTGACACCCATTGAGGAGATTTGGCTGGCGATAACCAAGGTCAGGGTGGGTTGAAAATAGTTGTTGCAACGCCCCGTGTGGAATGTTAATGAACACACATGGGGCATTACGCCCCGCCAGCAGATGGAGATGAAGATGCTTGAGCGTGTTGTGATGGAAGTGGAATTCCGTGGTTTCCTGTTTGAGATTGAGGCTGTGGTTGACGTGTCCGAGGGCGGCAGCGACAGCTACGGCAGCGACGAGCCATACTGGCTTGACGTTGAGGTTCAGGACATCCTGAACCCACGGCGCGAGAAGCCGATCAGCGACAGGCTGCGCGAGAAAATTATTGGCCTCTACGAGGAAAACATCGCAAACAAGTTTTTGTGATAGGAACGCCTTGACCAGCGGGCAAATGCTGGCGGTATGCCGTCGAGAGCCGCGCACCTAGCCGCGCAATCACGGTAGCGCGCAGTCTCAAGCTCCTCCCAGTTGAGACTGCGCGCATTATATGCTACATTGCCGACACCCAGCACATGGAGTGGCGGTTATGATTTTTGATATGACTGATGAATTGTTTGATGAAATCTGCGAGCGGATGGTTGATGGCGAGAGCGTCAGGACTATTTGCAAAGACGATCATATGCCTGCTATTAGCACGTTGATGAAGATTTTGAACCAAAACCCTGATCGATCAGCACAATATGCGCGCGCGCTGCAAATGCGGGCCGATGCGATGTTCGAGGAGATCATGGACATCTCCGATGACGGCAGCAACGATTACATGCTGCGCAACGCCGACGATCCGACCTCGATTGTGCTTAACGGCGAGCATGTCCAGCGCAGCAAGCTGCGTGTGGATTCGCGCAAGTGGGCGCTGGGCCGCATGAACCCCAAAAAATATGGCGAGAAGACCTTCATCGGCGGCGTTGATGACGCGCCCGTCAAGGTGCAGAACACCATCGACGTGTCGAACCTGTCCCTTGAGGAACTGGAGACGCTGGAGAAGGTGCTGTCCAATGGGTAAATGGAAACCAATTGGAACTGCGCCAAAAGACGGCACGGTGATCCTGCTGCGCGGCGGAGTTATCTGCGAAAATTCAATGTATGGAGACTTGTACCGAAATCGGCCTGTAACAGCGTTCTGGGTCGAAGATTTTTGGTGTGTAGCCATATTTGATGAAACTTTTTATACCTTCTGCGAAAACCCAGTTGAGTGGTGTGAGGTGCCTGACTAATGGGTAAGACTTATGTGATGACCGACATCCACGGCAGACTGGAGCCTCTCAAGTCCCTACTGGCGCAGATACCAGAGGGCGCGAAGATCGTGTTCCTCGGTGACTATGTGGATCGCGGCAGCCAGAGCCGTGAGGTGGTGGCGTTGGTGCGCTCGCTGCCCAACACCGTGTGCCTGCGCGGCAACCACGAGGACATGGTCTGCGCCCCAGACCCCAGAAACTGGCTGGCCAACGGCGGCGCGGCCACCCTCATGTCATACCAGCACCCTGTGACTGGAGAGGTGGACGTGGATGCGTTCTTGGATGACGTGGAGTGGTTCTATGACCTCCCCACCACACACAGCGATGCCAAGCGCGTCTATGTACACGCCGCCGTCGATCCATCGTACGATCTCAAAGACCAACCAGAGAGCGTCACCCAGTGGTATCGATACCCCGCAGGCGATGACATCGGCTACCGTGGGATGACGGTGGTGCATGGCCACACCCCAGGTGTTTTCGAGGGCAAGAGCCGCATCTGCCTCGACGCTGGCATGTCCAAGATGTGCTGCGGCGTGTTCGATGATGACAGTGACACGGTGGAACTGCTGTGGGCATGATCAAGCTGCCCTTTGGCATCGACACCGCTGCGCAATTGAAGGCAATCGAGAAGCGTAAGTGCGAAATATCTCTGGCCGAGTACGTCAGGGCGGCGTGGCATGTGATCGAGCCTGAGCAGCCCTACGTCCACGGCTGGCACATCGACTTCATCTGCGCGCACCTTGAGGCCATCACGCGCGGCGAGGTCGTGGATGATGGCACCTATTACAACCGCCTTCTGGTCAACGTCCCACCTGGCACGATGAAGTCTCTGCTGATTGGCGTGTTCTGGCCATCGTGGGAGTGGGGGCCGCAGAACATGCCGTCTATGCGCTACGTCTGCGCCTCGCACTCGCTGGAGCTTGCGATCCGCGACAGCCTGCGCATGCGGCGACTGGTCAGCAGCGAGTGGTATCAGGGTCACTGGGGCGACCGTGTGAAGCTGGTGGGCGACCAGAACGCCAAGGGCAAATTCGAGACGACCGCCACAGGATCGCGGCAGGCATGCGCCTTCGCGGGCATCACAGGCTACCGTGGCGACCGTGTGATCATCGATGACCCGCACAGCGTGGATGACGCAAACTCGGAAGCCAAGCGCAAGACCACAACCGACCTGTTCAAGGAGGCCGTGACATCGCGCCTTAACAACCCTGACCGATCCGCCATCGTGGTGGTGATGCAGCGCCTGCACGAACTGGACGTGTCGGGCGTGATCCTTGAGGCGGGCGGCATGGGGTATGATCACATCATGCTTCCGATGCGTTACGACCCCCTGCGGGCGAAGCCGACGATGCTGGGCTATGAAGACCCCCGCGAGTATGACGGCGAACTGTTGTTTGAGGAACGCTTCCCTGAGCATGTGGTTGACCGCGACGAGTCCGCCATGGGGCCATACGCGACCGCAGGGCAGTATGCCCAAAGCCCAGAGCCTCGCGGCGGCGGGATTGTTCAGGATGCGTGGTGGCAACTGTGGGAGCGGCCAGAATACCCGCCCATCGAGTACATTGTGGCATCTCTGGACACCGCCTACACGACCAAGGCCGAGAACGACCCCAGTGCGCTGACGATCTGGGGCGTGTTCGGCGGCAGTTCTGACTCTGCGGCCACAAGGATGGTTGACCGATACGGCAGGCAGATGGACATCACGCGCAGCTTCCAATCGTCCGCGCTTGGCCCCGTACCAAAGGCGATGCTGATGTATGCGTGGCAGGACAAGCTTGAGGTTCATGACCTGACCGAGAAGGTGGCAGGCATCTGCAAGCGCATGAAAGTGGACGTGCTGCTGATCGAGAACAAGGCGGCGGGCCACTCGGTGGCGCAGGAGATGCGGCGGCTGTTTGGCAACGAGGACTTTGTTGTCCAAATGTATGACCCCAAGACCCTCGACAAGGTGGCGCGGCTGTACAGCATCCAGCACATCTTCAGCGAGGGCATGGTGTACGCCCCCAACAAGGACTGGGCCGAGATGGTGATCAGGCAGGTATCGTCCTTCCCGCGAGGAAAACACGACGATCTTGTCGATACCGTAAGTATGGCCTTGAAACATCTGCGCGATGTGGGTATGCTTACACGAGCCGCAGAACGAATGGCTGAGATCGAGGGCGACAAGCAATTCCACGGAAATGGAGACGTGCCGCTCTACAACACATGAAGGAAGATGAATGATTACCGATGAAATTAAGTTGCTGACCCGCCGCATTTCCCAAGCCGCGACCGAGGATGGCAGCGCAAAGCTGTCAGACATCATCGTTGCCATGGCATTTGCATATGTCAGCATGTGCCGCGCCTTCAAGGAGGAAGGCACCACCAATGAGCAAGTCCTTGAGGCCGCGCACGGTCTGGTCGATGCCTCAAATGAAATCATCAGCACAATGATGGAGAATGCAAATGGACAAGTTTGATCTCGCGCAGAAGATTGCGGATTTCGTCAATGAGCAGATCGAAAATTCCGATATTGAACTGTATGAGGTGGTCAACGCCTTGGCTGCCACTCTCGCGGCTACCGCGCTCTCTTCGGCCAAGGAGGGCTTTGAAAAGGAGGCCCTCCTGACTGCGGCGATACTCACACACCGCCATGGCGCGGCGATGATAGAGGGGGAAAAGAAATGACCGATGACGAGAAGAAAATCCAACTGGCGATTGCTGTATCTTCCGCCGTGCAAGACACATGCATCAAGCTCAAGATTCAGCCGTACGATGCAGTCGAGGTTATGGCGAAGGCCATGATGATT